CATCGGTGAAGTGCGATTTCTCGCTCAGCAGCGGAAAATCCTTGTGCTTGTAATTGTTGTGGTCAAATTCATTAGGACAAACATGATAACTATATCAGCAGGGGCCTCCGGGCTCCTGCTTTCTTTCTGTTCTGCCGTCGTTTCGTGCATAATGCCGCAAAAAGCGTCATCCTCAAAAACTTTTTGCCACAAATTGCCAGATTTTACTTGACATTGTCCCTTTTAGGGTCTATAATGGGGGTACAAGAAAACGCTATGACCCAAAACGGGTAGGAGGACAAAAAGATGTTTGAAGTGACCTATCAGGAAGTAAACAAGCGCGACGAAGTCGTCACCAAGCGCAAGTCTTTCAAGACTGCTGCCGCCCGCGACAAGTTCGTCGAGAGAGCATCCCAGAAGGACAACTTCCTTTGTGTTCTCGCTTACGCTGGTTAATGGAGGTGCTCAAGATGTTCAAGAAAATCGTGAAATCCATCGCCGCCATCAAGACCGAGAACGACCGCGACAATTGCTACTGGCAGATTGACCGCGCGTTCGAGGAAGAGCGCATCTCCTTTGAGGACCACGAGCTCCTCTACGGTCTGGCCGGTATGGTTGAGGTCGCTTAATTTTTTTGCTTTCGTGTGTCCCTTTTAGGGACGTTTAGCAAGCAGTGAGACCCGTTTCGGGTAGGAGGTTTTTATGGAGCTCTACAAGTACACCGGCAGCGTTGCCGTCCTGACCGTTCGTTTCGGCAAGGCCGAGACCGTCACCCTCTACGACAGCTACGACGACAGCGTCGCTCCGGTTCGTCTGGATGTTCGCGGTGCTCTGGCAGAGTACATCAAGAAAATCGAGGGCACGGACAGCGAGGAGCGGTACATGAATCTCGACTGGTACTACGACTTCAATATGCTGCTCCGGCGCATCGAGGTTCCGGGCGTCCCGTCCAAAAAGTTCCAGATGACCGGTGTCCCGGCCAAGGTCCTGACGCAGACCCGCAGCAACCCCGACGAGCTCGTCTGCTTCGGTTGCCCCGATTTCATCAACACAACCAAGCCGGTCTCGATGGGTCAAGATGATTACCAGAACTTCCTCATGTGGAAGCGTGAGAACAGAGACTAAGGAGGTGCAGACGATGAAGCGTTACCAGATTTTGTACAACAAAGCCGGTTTCCCGCTCTGCGTTTGGAAGTCGTCCGAGGCGGAGGCCCGCAGCTTTGCAAACAGGTTTCGGGCTGCTGGATACTCCGTCGACGTGTGGGAGCACACCGAGACCGGCGCACGTAAAACCAACATCTAACCCCGCCTGACGATGGCCGCTGGCGACGGCCGAAACGCCTGAAAGGGCGTCGCGGGAGCCAAACCGCAAAGGAGTGTCAACTATGAAAATGAAGTCCTACAAGGCAACTTTCTTCCGCCACAACCCCCAGTTCAAGAATGGCGGTTACGTCACCGAGCGTAAGATTGAGGCCGTCTCGCTGCCCTCTGCTCGCAAAAGAGCCCGCGAGATTTCCGAGCACTGTGTATACGGCAGCATGGAGCTGCTCGACATCGAAATGGAGGCATAAGAGATATGACCGTTCTTGAGCGTTTGAAAGCTGCCGGGTATGACCCGGCCGTGTCCATGTTCCCCGATAGTATCGGGAAGGCCGGTTCCATGGAGTGTGAGCGCGTCCAGATTCGCACGTTCTTCTGCCGTCCCCGTGAGAACGAGGCCGCCATCGGGGTGACTGCAACCGCGATGACCCATTTTTCCGACGGCTCGACCCGTCCGTACCCGGACGGCTGGCCGCGTAGCCTTGAGGCCAGCGTAACGCTCTACTTCTCCGGCGACGCGGACTTCCGATTCTTCGGGAACGTCTCTACCGACCTTGTCGGCTCCGATTCCGAGTTTCGTTACAGGCTCTTGAGCCGCTGTATTCAGGACTGCAAGTATTTCCTCGGCTGCGGCTCACGTTTCAGCAAGTACCTCTGGGGCTGCTGCGTTGAGAATCATATTCAGGCCATGCGCATCCTGTGGGACAGCTTTTCCGACGACGAGAAGCCCGAGTGGACTTCTCTCGAGGAGATTGAGACGTTCAGCAAGAAGATGCTCGAGGAGGAGATTTACTGATGGCTGCCAAAAATTTCGAGTTGTTCCTTGGGTGTCTTGGCAACGGCGTCACGGTCTGTAACTCCGCCGTGATGGAGAACGGCGATTTTAAGATGGTCGCCCACATCTCCGTCGAGGGCAAAATCACATGGTACGTCAGCGAGGACTATCCGCCTGCGGATGCTCTCGCAAGCATCCGGGCCTGTGCAGAGCAGGAGCGGGTAAAGTACGAGGCATGGCTCAACGGCCTGTCTCCGGCCGCGCGCCGGGAGTATCAGCTCGAACGGCTGCCGCTCCCCGAGTTTCTGCAGGAGCTCCGCAAGGCAAGAGAAGCAAAGGAGGGAGCCTAATGGCCCGCGATATTCACGATTACGACAGCCTCAAGGAGGCGTACAGTGACCTGCTCATGTTCGAGCAGTTTCCCGGTCCGGTGCATAGCGAGCGCGTCGAGGAGTTCGTCATTCAGCTCAAGCGCGACATCCGGGAGTACGTCAATCGGGATTCTGATTACCACATCGTCGATGTATCGCTCCTACCGCCTTTTCGAAGAGCCAGGCTGCGGCGGGCAGTTCTTCACCACCGGCGTCAAGCTCTTCCGCCGTCGTGGCCGCTGGTACGCCTATCATTTTGTTTCGGTCGATATGTAAGGAGGTTCGCATGGAAATCAATATCACATACAAAAGCCCGGAGCACGAGGCTGCATTCCTGTCTGAGCTTCAGCGGATTCCGCGCATCGTCAATCCCGAATCCGGGCGCATCAATCCGTATTGGGGCGCGTCCCTGTATCTGCTCTCCGCGCTCACGCGCTGGCCGGAGCTCCGCATTGCCGTAATTGGTGAGGACTACATGATGTTCACGGCCGCAATGGAGGCTTTCAATTTGAGCCAGAACGAGCGCATCGTCGTCGAGCTGGCTGCCAACTTCTACAACGCCGGTCTATGGGAGATGCCCGGTTTCGAGATGGTCTACGCCACCTGCGACACGGCTTTCACGCTCATTCTTGAGGCGTTCCGCCTGCGTCGCGCAAAGCTCTTTTACAAAGATGGGGAGGTGTCCGCAGAATGGGAAGAAAGAAAATGAGCCTACGGCGCGCCGTCGCCATCCTGCGCCTTGTCGCTGCGGATGACCTGTCCTCCGGGCGGGCAATCGACGGGCAGAATGAGGCTGCTGCCGTCGTGCTGGAAGATTACGAGGAAACAAAGAAAGAGCTCGCGGATTGGGTGAATGCTTCTCCCGAGGAGCTTGCCGACGTCATTGCTGGGATGTAAGGAGGCCTGTACCGTGGCTGCTGTCTATCGGACGTTGTACGAAAAATATGAGCAGAACGACGTTTTGCACGTCGGGATTCAGGAGGTCGTCGAGGCCGAAAAGGAGATTGACACGTTCCTCAAGTCTCTCGACCGGGACCAGCGCGACCAGCTCGATACGCTGCTGGGGCGTCTGTCCCGCGCCTACGAGATGCAGGGCTTTCTTTTTGGCGGCCTTGCCTCCGGCGCAAAGTGGAACGGCAAGACCGCTCCCGAACCGGGTGACGGCTACGGCCGGAGCGTCCGGGCTTATCACGGCTCAACGCTTGCTCCGGTCTGCCAGATTGACCGCAAGACGAATCAGGTCATCCGCGAGTACCCGAGCATCGCCGCTGCTGCCCGTGCTACCGGTCTGGACGACAGTGCCATCGGAAAGGTGTGCAAAGGAAAGCTACCCCACGCTGGTGGTTTCCTTTTCCGGTACATCGAGCAATAAATCTTTCATAGGTATGCAAAAATATTTCAAGAAATTGCCATTTTGCTCTTGCTTTCCACGCGCTTGTGTGGTATAATATAGTCAGTTGAGGGGGTCCTCCTCAATGAGTAAGGTGGCAAGGCCAGAAAGGAAACAAAATGGACGACGAAATGAATACCGCTGAGGTGCTTCGTGACGAGGCAAAGGAGAACCGGACCCGTGAAATTCTCGAGCTTATGCGTAACAGCAAAACGCTCGAGGAGGCCATGGAAAAAGTAAAAGCCCTGCTCAACAAGTAAGCAGGGCTCTCCGATGAAGAACA